TTGGTATTAAAGGTATGCGTTGGGGTATTAGAAGTCGTCATGCCGATTTGATGGATAATCATCGTTCTTATAAAAAGATGAAGAAACAACTCAAATCTATTCAGAAAGATTTAATTAAGGAACATGGTAAAAAACGCGATCCTGGTTATACAAAATGGCGTTCTAAACATAAGATTCAATACGCTAAAAAGTATAATAAAGCTGAAGAAATCCGTAGAGCCGCTCAAGAATTATACGAGAAAAATGGACGTAAGGTTACCCCTAAAATTCAAAAACGTCTAGATAAGTATAATATGTTACAACGTGAAGTCCGAGCTCATGATGCATTATACAATACAAATCCTTTAGATTACGTTTTAAATAAAGATCAGTATAAAAAGTTTAATGTTCATAAAGAAACAAAAGCAGCTATGCGAAGACAAAGTAAAAATTAACGCAACTTTTACACATCCTATAATGAAATAAAATATTATAGGAGGTAGTCGACATGATTACAACAGTTACTAATTTGGAGCAAATGAAACAAGCTATTGAAGCATTTAAAGAAATATCAGAATTTCATTTTCAAGCCATGGAAACTTTATTATTACTCGAAGGTCGAGAAGATAAAATGGAAGAACTAAGGGACTTGATTAGGAAAGTAAGAGATATTATTAAAGGTGCTAAAAAGAACTTAAATTCGGAAAATGCTGCACTATTATTAAAGAAACTTGTTGAAGAAAACGACACATCACTAGAAGTGATTTATGGAATGACACCAGAGGAGTACTTGCCAAAACTGACAATTCTACGAAAGGCTTTAGGTAGCCCAAAATAGGATGCTGGAATTCGCAAGGATTCCTCTTTTTTCGATTTTTCAAAAATTCCCCGGGAGTGATTTTTAATCTCAATTTCGCAGAAATTACACGTCCTATAATGAAAAGGAAGTAGCTCAGGAGGGAGAGCAACTACACTGTGGTGAGTAGACGATGGTCCGAATCCATCCGCCTTTTCTTTTTTTTCGAATTTCGCAGAAATTACATACCATATAATGAAGGAATAAGCCAGAACGAATATGCTTAGTAGGTTTTAGGAAAGCATCCAGAAATGGAAGTGCGGTGCGATGCCGCATATTCAATCCTTCGTTTTTTTTTGAGAAAGGAGGCTTTTATGCCAGTAAGTAAGAAACGTAAGACAGCGAAGAAAAATCCTCGTCGCTATGGGACAACTAAACATATTCCAAATGTGGTATCGTTGGAATACAAGTATATTCATGGTCATTATGAACCGAAGACAGATGAGTTCCGACTCTATGTCAATATGGTTTGTAATGGAGCACCTATTATTTGTTCGGGTTATATTGACCCAGATCAATCCTATTTCAAAGGAATTCGTGTGCACAATCCAAAACCTATCAAAGGGCACACTGCTCAAACTATTTATGTTACAAAGAATGATGCTCCTCATTTTTTCAGTACTATCAAAGCCTACGTACACACTGTAGGCGATTTATTGGATAGTGGAGATGACATGATTCCTACTTTAGACGTTAGCAATGATGGTGGATATTTCAAAGACAAGGACATTCCAACCTATCGTACACTAAAGGAAACGCAGGAATTACAGGTCCTATAATGAATAAATATTAATTATAGGAGAACTAATTATGGAAATCGTAATGACTATTGGTAAAGTATTTTTAATCGCATTTGGACTTGTTGGAGTATATGTTCACTACAAACAAGCAACTACAGAGATGGAAGACTTTACAGAATAAATGAATCACTAATGTGGTTCTTCTTTTTTTGATTTCGCAATAATTACATACCCTATAATGAAAGAAAAATATTTTAAAGGAGGCATTATTATGCGCGACGTAAATAAAGGATTATTTGGATTATACAACTATAAAGGATCTATTTTAGAGATTACTGCTAAAGATAGCTTACCAAAAGCTTACCTTAAAGCATTCACTCAAGGATTTATGGATGGTTGTATGGTTACAGGTGTAATCGCATTTGGAGTTGGCTTATATGCAACAAATAAAAATAAACACTAATCAAAGATAGGATCGAATTAATCGGTCCTTTTCTTTTTGATTTTCCTAAGCATATCATAAATAATTATTTAAGGAGGAAGCCTCATTTATTGTCAGTTTTAACAATGGTATGCTTTGGTAAGTCATTAGAAGGAGGTATAAACTATGGCTTTAATTTTATCACTAATATCGATTGGTATTAGTATCATTACTTTGTATCTTAATTACAAAGAAAATAAGGATTTAAATGATTGGAGGAAAAGAAAATGAATCCTATTAATTTTGTAACTCGTCCCGAAATGGCGAATTACAGTAGCGCTGATATGGTATTACTATCATTTCTTAAATCGATTATGCATGACTATACACGAACGACCGATCCTATGGATCGAGCATTGATTGTTACCATTCTTTCGTCGTTACCAAGAGTACATAAATTTGAGACGCAAGAAGCATCCAATGATGCTAACGATGCAACTCAATCATTTTTCAATGCTCACGGTGCTGCTACCATGCAAGATATGATGAATGGAGCATATAATCCTGAAATTTTAAAAGAACGTTTAGATAAAATTGTACAATCATTTGATAAACTATCTAAAGGATATTAGAAAGGAACTATTATGTCAGAAGTAAAATTTCATACTAAACCAACGCAAATCGATAGACAAAATCCAATTAAAGTTCTAGAGATGGGTGGCGTTATTTGCTGGTTATATTACTTACCAAAGAATGGATACTACGTATTATTCAAGGTTGCAAACAGTGTTTCAACAGCATCATTAGCTGGTTTTGATGAGAATGATGAATTCAACACTCTTTCAAATTCTGAAACAGAGATTCATACAAGAACAGATTTAGTGAATTACTTTAATTCTTGGAACAATTTAACAAAATTTGATATTGTCAAAATCCAGGAAGACATTTTTAAAATGGAATTGGAAAAAAGATGACGCAGTATTTACATACCCTATAATGAAATAAAATTATAGGAGGATCACTAAAATGATCAGAAAAGTATTTAGAGAAGTTGGATTTAGACTATTATCAGCATATGCTGTTATGGAAGAAGCACATATTGAAAAGCTTCAGAAACAAGGATATATTGATAATGAACATTATCACAACGCACGACTAGAAACTTTACAGAAAGTTTTAGTAAAGCTTCGTAATGAAGGTTTCTAATGAAGATGACTTTGGTCATCTTTTTTTTCGGAGGTAAGAAAATGACAAGAGCAGACAGGAAATTTATTCCTATTAAACCAGAGGTTAGTAAAGGTATCACATATGCAGTTCTTGCTATATGTGTTCTGATGTTAAGTAAGAAAGGAAAATAATGATGAATAAAGAAAACCCAATCGATGCTTATATTTTTGATAAGTGGGAGAAAGAACTACAAGGCGCTGTTGTTTTAAACAATTGTGAAAGAAGTTTAACGAAAGCTGCATTTTTATTTGTAGGAGCTGGTATTGCTAGCATCTTATTAGCAAAAGGAGCCCATAACATGCGAGTTAATGGCGAAAAAGCACTTATGCATGAAATGTTATCCGATAAGGAACTAATGCATTTGTTCGAAATGGAGGTTAACAAGTAATGTATATTTTGAATAGTAATAAATTAAAGAACAGACCTGTTTGGATTACGTGGTTATTCTTCAATCGACGTTTACAAAAGGACATTAAGGAAAGTATCCCTATTTTAAAAGAGGATATTTCTAGACTGGACACTGTTGAGAACAAAGTTCATGAAGCAAAGATGTTGTCTCTGGAATTATCTATCGCTGAATTAAAATATGGGATGGATCATATGTTAGATACTATAATGGCTATGGAAGAGGGATGGATCCCTTATCGAGATATTTCGTATCTGATTTTTATGTTGAAAATATTGGACAAGACACTACAAGAAGTAGAATTTAAGAAGGAGTTAAGTGATGTTTAAGAAACTATTTGAGATTGAAGAAGTTGAATTTGACGATAAGGACATGCAAGAAGCATATTTTAGAGGAATGCATGATGGGAAAGCTAATCAAGAGTTGCACAACGCTCTTTTCATGGCAGGTTCTGGTATTTTAACTGCAATTGGTTATTTGATCCTAAACCGACGCAATACTCGTATGAACCGTGAGTTAAATGAAGCGATTACCGAAGAAGGTAAGTTAGGAGAATCTTTGTTTCTTAAGGAACAGAATGATATTCTAAGAGGTGAGTTAGATGATTGACCGTGTTATTGTAAAGGTTAAAGACAAAGTTTATTCTTTTATGAATCCATTATTTTTTGATGAAACGGAGAGACCATATTGTTTAAACACTGGCATCGTTGAGAAATTGGCAGTTGTGATTCCTTATAATAAAGATTTTATAAACGATATCATTATAAAATCAAACAAAACATTCAAAATGATTGAATCATCTACCACAACTATATCTTTAAACGGAAAACTTGTTTATAGTTTTGTAATCGAGAGCATACAATACGACGGTGTAAATCTAGTTCTAAAAATGGTTTGTCCATTATGAGGTGATAGTATGATTAGTAGACTTATTGTTAAGTATCATGGTAAAGTATATTCTATTCCAGTATCTCATTATACTTGTGAATACTTGGAACACTGGGGTGACCATCTAATAGTTAAACCGTATTTTCCTTCACATATGAAGGTAGTTGAGGCTTTATATTCAGATTTGTTAAGATCCGAATATTATGATTCAAATGAACTCATTGTTTCAGAATTATTTGGCAAACTCTATAAATTGGTACATATTACTAAGGAATTATATAGAGATTCTGTATACAAGTGTTTTACTGTTATAACTCTCGAACAGATAGAAGTGCCTACACCGCAGGATTTCCTTAGCCTATAATGAAAGGAAGGTAATAAACTATGCATGATATTTTAATGTCCATCGCATTCGATGGTTTAGATAGACAAATTGAGGAATTGAAAATTCAAATGGCTTTGTCTAATGATGTTAACGAGGTTCAGGATTTGAATCTGAAATTGGCTAAGTTGATGGCTGTTCGAAACGAACAGAACAAAAACAAAATCAAACCAGAAACTATATTCAACGCCGTCGTGAACACTGTTGGTATTGCAGCTGTATTGAAATTCGAAGAATTCAATATTATCTCATCCAAACTATGGGGAATGGTATCAGGACGATTTTTTAAATAACACATAAGGGATTACGCATCCCTTTCTTTTTTTCGGAGGTAAGATAATGGTAGAACCATTTTACAAAGTAACGGTAAGTCATTTTAAATCGCAGAATTCATTTTGCATCTGTGTTGCAACTGATAATCAAAAGCTTGCAATGGAAGGCTATAAAAAATTCCATCAAATGCACTCAGATGTTGTGATTCTTAATTTGAATAATATTTTCGACAGACAATATATTAGCAAACAGAACCTACCCGAACGTGCTCTTATTATGAGCATGGATAATTTATCATTTGATATTAAAGATGGACGGTGGCGCTATAAAATGCGTTGCTACGGTACATTTAGTCGACTGTCTACAATTGAAATGATTAAAAGACACTATCAAGATATATACGCAGGAGTAAATAAAGATGACTAGACCAATTGTTAAGACATCTGCAGAATTCAAACAAACAGTAATTGATATGGTGAAAGCAATGCCGTTAGATGATTTTCTGTTGATGCCACAAAAAGAAATTGACAAGTATATCGCTGCGTGGACAGACACAGATCCCGAAACGGGTGTTAGTCCTGCGCAAGTAGATTACAAACAATATTTCCATTTCATTATGACTCTTCCAGAAGAGATGCATATTTTGGACATGGATCTATATTACTTTAGAATCGCTCGTAAGATTGTAAACAACATTCTATTATCGATGTTGGAGACATCTTATTACAAAACTGTATTTGGTAATCATGATGTGGATCATGAGAACTACAAATTGTTATACGAATTGATTAGCGAGACCGCAGATCGTATCGAGACTAATCCAGATAATAAGAGAGCGTATATGAGTGCTAAAGAATTGAAGGATGAGTTTGGAGCATATTACGACAAAGTCGTAGAAGAATATAATGAGCATGGAGGCTGAACCGATGAACTCTACAGGACAATATACCCTCATATTGTCTAAAGGTGATTTCTATGATACGGTGGTAGCTAACGTCAAAAACCTACCGTTACAAGAGATGTTTTTTATAGACGATTGGTATATTGAGCGTTTGATACGTAATTGGAGTCATAGAAGATTAGACAAAGAGTATAGACGGTATATTTTCGGGTTACTAATGGTACCCGATGAGACAATCAAGATTGATTCGCGACTCTGCTTGTGGAATATTACAAGAGAAATCGTGGACGAGTTAGTCAGTTGCCTTGCTGAAGGCTTTTATTATGATGATCAGCTCAGTGTCATAGGCGAAAACCTGTGGTTCGAACCTTTCGATCATCACGAAGATGATAAGGTTGCCCCTGAAAAGATCAGATATTTCTTAGATATTTTGGATACAATCTACGACCGAGTAGATGCAAACGGGTGGGATACCCTCACCTGGCTTAGAAAAACTATAGGAGAAGATTATTTAACATGAAACACCATATTCACTTGAGACTGTCGGATGATGAAATGAATGAGTTAGCAAATGCTTTTCATTCTTGTGATAAAGAAGTGGAAGTATCGATTCCAAAGACTCATTATGTCATTCATCTAGAAAGGGATGACAATGAGTAATATACCATATAGTGATAGGGCGTATATTAATGCCTTATACGATAGCATGGAGCGGCTCTATTTTAATGATATTCAACACCCAGCTCCAAATCCTATCCATTATTCATTCACGGTCCGAGCGGATGGAATGAGTTTACAAAAATGGTTAAAGTATCGAATTAGTGAAGATTACAGAGAAATTAATAAGATACGAAAGAAACGAGGGTTAGTACTAGTCAAACCATTCGCTAGTCGAGAAGATTGCTTACAAGGTCTGTAATTCGCAGAAATTGCATGGCCTATAATGAAACGATAAAAGAAAAAGGAGGACACTATTATGTCAATGGAAAACGTTTCAAATAAATTTGAGGAAGCTGTAAAGCTTGCTGAAGAAGCTGCGGAAGCACAAGTAGAAAATACTGGAGCTGACGAACAAGTAACAACAGATGATTCTGTTAACATGAAAATCGAGAAACCTAAAGGTAAAATTAAAGAATTTATCGTTAAGTATCGAGCACCTGTTAAGAAAATTGTCGGAGGCTTGGTTGTTGGTGGTGTTGCGGTATTAGCCGCTTGTGCTGTAGGTTCTTACATCAAGAAAAACAGTGAAGACGAACAATTTGAAGACAATGTTATTGACGGTGAGTTCACAGAAAACGACTAACCGTTTCACCAGAATACTGAGAATTACTCTCGGTATTCTTTTTGCAATTAGAAAGGAGAAGCTAGTGAAAACGTTAATTGGCTTTGTGTTGATGTTATTATCAGGAGGACTAATCTATGCCATGTGCTATACGGCCATGGTATTTTTCTTTGGATTAGATGTGAGAGTGTCAGGATTTTTGACAGGAGGTATCGTAGGGATCGCACATTATGTGTGGGGTTATACAACAGGCGAAAACAAAAAGACTAGCGACAAATAATTATGGCAGTAATGCTTGAAGATTATGGAGCAGTCCGCGTTATGAATAATCAAATGGGGTCATACACCTTTATTATTCCTTTGGATGGGGCACGAGATGTGACTCTGGCGGACTTAGCAACTGAATTAAATGTATATCGTGATTTGATGATATATCGAGGCGAGAAATACTACGCCTTAACCGGAGTAAGTAAGAGAATGGATCCAGTGGATGCAAGCTGGTCCGCAACGATAGAAAGTAGGAAAATATGACAAAGACAGACTACAATAAAGTAGTACAACAGAAACGAGTGGATTTGGATGATGCTGGAGAAGCTCTAGAGAAACATATTCAGCCAGTGGCCAAAGGTAAGATTCGAAAACCTGGAGTTGGTAAATGGATGAGCAATGTCTTCTTTGGGGAAGAAGGGTTTCGTGGTATGGCTACTCATATGTTTACGGAGGTTATTGTACCTAGTATTCAAAATACTGTAGCTGATGTAGCGATATCTGCAGTGCAGCGTGCCATCTTTGGGAATGATTATATTCACAGACGGAATCCAGGGAACTACTGGGGACGCACACCAAACAATGTCACTCGTATGGACTCATGGCGAGGCGGAGGACAAAAAGATTATACACAATCCTATGCAAAGCGTAGCCGTACAGCATCAAATTATGTAGAAGAAATTGTATTTGAGACGCGGCAAGATGCACAAGAAGTATTCAATATTCTCTTGGCTAATTTGGAAACATATGGTGTGGTGACTGTTGGAGATTTCTATGAACTCTCCGATCAACCATCTAAATTTACAGACCAAGCTTATGGCTGGACCATTGCAAATGGTGGTCAAGGATTAGCAGGAGCACGTATTGTGGCCGCTCGCGGTGGAGGATTCAAAATCCAATTTCCTATGCCTGTGGAGGTGTGATATGTTTGATGGTGGAGAAGAGTTAACAACAATGTGTATCATCACAGCGATATTTGCTATTGTTAGCTCGATACTATACTACATTATTTTCTACCAAGTGTATATGTATCCAGTAATTCAAATGTTAATCGGAATCGTTTGGGTGAGTTCTGGCATACCATATGCGCTTAGTATGGTATATTACGTCAAAGAAATTATGAACTATTACAGAAAGGATAAGTAAGATGACAGAAGTAGTTGTAGAGATTAGAAACCAATTCACTGGTAAGCTAATGAAGAAAGAGCATTTCGATGTGGATCTAGACGGAGATATTCTTTACGTTAAAGATAAGCAAGGAAATGAAGTTGATGAGAGCCATTATATGCATGGTATTGTAGAATTTATGAAAGGACAAAACTAAAATGAAAAAAATGATTGGAACACTTGTATTGTTATGCACACCACCTGTTGGTTGGATTATTTTAGCTATACTATGGGTAGGTAAAAGTAAATGAAATTTCTAGTAGGAATGCTTCTCGGGCTTTGTATATTGTTACTCAATTTCTCATTGCTTATCTTTTCAGCGTTTCTATGGGCAATCTTAAATTTACAGTTACAAGCCGTATGGGCATTTATCGTTATCTGTGTCGTCGATATATTTATTGGTATGACATGGTGGGAAGGACAATCTAAATGAAAACAAAGGAAATTAAATTAGGTTGTATTATTGTCAAGAATGGAATTTACGTCGATACATGGCATGATATTGAGAGTATGGACGAATTCCAAGAAGGTTATATTGTCGTACACGATAAGAAAGTATTCCTATTCCGTAGGGATGAAGGATATCGTGTGAATGAATTCTGGGATACGCCAGACTTATTTGTTCAGCATCAACAACAGCAACATGTGATTGATGCAATGATTGATTTAACCTATGAACAAATCACAAAGGAGTTAAAGAAATTAGATGAAAATTAGACTATATCCAAAAACACAGGTTAAAAGTAAAGAAAACCGTCCAATGTTATTCTCGGATTTGAGAAACATTGTATACACTAAGGGAATTGATCACGGATGGACAATCGCATTCGACCATATTGATCATATTCATAAGACAGAAGAGATTCGTGGACATTCTGTATTCACATCTGAACACTATGCAGCGTTCACATTATTGTGTGAAAACTATGTCGATGAAAAGTTAGCTAAAGATATTCTTGGAGGAAACTAAAATGAAATTACCAAACGTTAAAACAATCAAAGCAGCAGCTAAAACAACATACACTACATCTAAAATCTTGACGAAGAAATACGCGCCGTTTATTTTACTTGGTGTCGGTCTTGCAGGATACGGATATTCTGTGTATGAAGGAATCAAATCTGGTAAGAAACTAGAAAAGACCAAAGCGAAGTATGAAGAACTCGACCAAGCAAATATCCCATATTCTAAGAAAGAAGTGGTAATGGATATTGCGAAAGACGTAGCTGTACCTGTAGCAGTTGCAACAGCATCAACTGCGGCTATCGTATTAGGTTTTGCTATTCAAACAAATCGTCTGAAGGCCGTATCAGCTGCGCTTGCTATGGCTACAGAAGAACATGCTCGTTATCGTCTACGTGCGAAGACAGTATTGGACGAAGAAACATTCAAGAAAATTGATGCGCCTATGGAAACGAAATCAGTTGAAGTCGATGGTAAAGAAATTGAAGTAGACTCTATTGTACCTAATGAAGGCGATTTCTATGGACGCTGGTTTAAATATTCTTCAAACTATGCTTCGGATGATCCAGAATACAATGAAGCTTGGGTACGTGAAGTAGACGATCTAATGACCGCTCGTATTTCCAAAGCAGGTATGATCACATTTGCAGAAGTATTGGATGCACTTGGATTTGACGTACCGAAAGCTGCTCTACCATTTGGTTGGACGGATACTGATGGATTCTTCTTAGAATGGGATACGCATGAAGTATGGAACGATGACAAGCAAGAATATGAACCACAAGTATACGTTCGCTGGAAGACACCACGCAACCTATATGCTACAACTAATTTCAAAGACCTTATGCCTAAGAAAACTAGAAAGGAATTGAACTAATGAAAGCTCCTGTCAAAGTTATTTTAACATTGGTAGGTGTGACTGGCGCTGGATATGGCGCCTATCGCATTTACAAATGGTGGAAGGAAGAAGATCAGCTAGAAGCTGAAGGATTATCTTATGAAGAACTAGTGGCTGCTGCCGAAGCTAAAAAAGTGGAGGAGAAACTAGAAGCAAATAAAGCGCGTGAGGAAGAGTTTGACAAAGCGAAACGTGAGATTGAGGGATTACCAGACGATGGAATGGACTGGTATAAAACTCCGGAGGGTGATATTCAACGTGAGTTGACACCATATGAGAAGAAATTCGGGGTTGACTACAATCCATTAACAGAAGAGTTAATCGAGCATTACGATATTGAAGGAAACGTATATGAATTCGTACGTAAGTTTAAAGAAGGGACAAAGCTCTTAAACCACCGTGATGACAAACGCACTGTGAATGATATTATAGAGCAAACAAGGGAAATGACAGCACAAATTAAAGCTTTGAAAGTAAATGATATGGAGCACGATAAACGTATTTATGACGACAATACACAAGAGTCATACGATTACTACCGTGCATTGGTAATGGATAGAGCCGGTATTGAGAACGAAGAACTACGGGATAACTTGGCAGTCTTATTCTCATGGGAGTATATTCCAACGAAAGAGAATATTGGAGACAATAATCTACGCGACGATATTATTCGTGACCGCACCGAATACTTCAAATTTGGAACTATTTATTCAGACTGGGCGTCAATTGCTGAAGCAATTATTTACTATGCGACACGTCTGCAATTCGCTACGAATATTGGAACTGTCGAGCAGTATGCTGATTGGATTCTAGACACTATGGGTCTGGATCTAAAATCTGATTTGGATCCAGTTATTCATGACACCATTATTTCATTCTTCGAACATCATCGTCAAGGTAAAGCGAATGCTGATGGTACTTATGGACTATTCCATATTCCTGAGGAAGAATACAATGAGTCTAACACACTATGGCACGAGCATAACCACGCAGTCAGTCTAATTGTGGACGACAAAATGCCGCTCGTATTTGGGATTGAAGGAGATAAGTAATGCTTAAACGTATCAAGAGATGGACAACTAGAGCAAAGTGCGCTATAGCGTTATTTCTATTGCGTAACATGGGAATGGATACAAGTTTAGAAGGTAAATTAGAAGAGTATATTGAGAAAAGACAGTTGTTATTATCTAGCTGGACTCGAGAATTGGATCCAGAGGATAATGAAACTCGTTGGTACAAACTAGCAACCTATTTGGATTCCTCATTTGACATGGAGCAAGTATATTATGAGAGTGATCGATGGAGTGTCATCCATTATTTGATGGAGAAAGACGCGTTATTTGAGTTTCCACTTTATGGATTCTCATTTGTATTCAATCGTTCCGGACGTATTCGTCATAAAGGGAACATCGATGCTGGCAGCCCGTTCTTTATTGTTAAGGATGCTGCCTTTGGTGCACCTTATATTTGTATCATTGACAAGGATGTAGCTGTCAGAGATTTCTTCTTGGATCGATTATTTGTATTGCTATCCAAAGGAGAGATTGAGAAGGCTATTCAATTCATTAACATGCATTGTGAGATCCATCATATGTATTTATTCAATCCTGATTTGAAGATCTGGTCATTTGGAATGCAGGAATTTATCTATAACATTCCGAATGATGGATTATATATTAGTGACAAAGTGTTTTGGAGGGATTCAGATGATTGAAAACATCATGGCATTTTTTGAAAAGCATGACAGGGTAGATGTAAAGAAAGCAGAGAGTCATATTCTCTATGAGGGATTTCGTAAGTCCTACCATTACACGCCTATTCTAGATAACGCATCTCGAAATTTCCTCGGGGGTGGATTTTTAACTGGATTTCGGTATGGTCCGAACATCAGTATTTATATTCCCGAGCCGTTTGATTTATTTGTAGGGACTGATGGATATCTACATCCGTATGTTATCTTGTCAGAACGTCCAAGGGACTTGCGGGTATTGGTATTCCCATCTACAGACATGTTATTACGAGTGATTTGTGAACTGTTGAATACTGGTCTAAAGTATGATGAGTATATGGCACACTCACTCGAGACACACAAATTTGAAATGATTCGGTTGAAACTAGAGTCCGAGCGGGTGTATATTGCACCACAACTAACAGAATTCATGTTATCAGCTGAATCTATGATTGCAAGAGTGTTATTTGACGGAGCGGAGCAGTCGTTCCGCTCAAACGCTCGTTATATTCACAGTAATCAAGACATTATCCTAGCAGACCGCTTTGGTATTGGATTACGAGGAAACAAGTCAAACCTTAATAAACCTCTGGTTGTTGAGGAGAATGAGAAAGTATTAGCAGAAGCAGTTAAGAACTATTTGGAAAGTAGGAAAGAAAATGAGCGTTAATGTAAACAACAAAAAATATTCAATCACACGTGTACCTATTATTAAGGCAGAACACTTTGAAGAACAAGCCAAACAGCTAACCGAAATGGGTATTGCAGTTACACCTGAGGACCAATTGGCGATGTGGTTGGATTCTATGCTGAATATTCTCCGTAGTGGCGGTATTATTACTGTAGCAGACTTGCGAAAAGCTGCTGGTAAACCCGTACATCCAGAGGATTATTTCTTCGGATGGAACAATGTGGCTATGACGTCATTACAAATTAAAGACGGGATGATTCAATTCCCACTTATTTATTTGTATCGTGTGTTTGTACAATCCGCCGAACAATTTGATTTCGCTAGTTTGTCTCGTTGGAATGTTCGTAAGAATAAAGGTCAAGTGCCCTCAGACGCTCATCTTGAATATCTGAATGAATTCGTGATGACATGTTATGAGTTGGGATTGATTGAAAGATATTACGCAGATGATATTTTGAACTAGGAGTTAACTATGGGCAAATATGTTGTAAGCGCAGACGAATACTACTATATTCATAAAGTTGTATTGCTATGCAACGAATTTTATGATGATTTAATATCTACTCGTCATAAGGATGTACATAAAGAAGATTTCCATAATTTAGCAGGTCATTTAATAACATATGCTGAACTTCATGGTATTAGTCATGAAGGCCTATGTAATGTGCTTAAGGATATTACAGGAATTCAATATGAGGATGTTATTAATATTCTGCTGGACGTGCTAAACGAAGACCAATTTGTGAAACGACTATAGGAGAAACTGATGGAACAAAGTAGAGAGAAACTCAAAGTTATTGATATTGAGTTTAAAAGAAACAATACTAACAAGCAAACACTATTTTTCGACGTAATTGAACACAAATTCGAAGACCAGTTTCTGGTTATTAAACATTATAAAGAGTATGCTGATAAAACGGTGAGAGGTCTACAGACGTATATTCCAAAAGAAAATATTGTTCAATTTGTAGTGTATGAAGAAAAGGCAGATTATGAAAAGTATCTTGACGATTTGATGGGTGTTAATAAGATTCCTAAGAGCTCATCGAAAGATATTATAGACTGCCATATTGTATGGTATAATAAGGGAAGTGGAGGAATCTCCGATAGGATTATTCGATATGTTGAAAGCGTATCTTTTGAGAAAAGTGTTGACGGTTATGTAGTTATCAATTATAAAGAAAAACCAGACGACAAAGACTTAAAGTTATTCAGAGTCCCTCATGGAGATGTGATTCAGTTAACTAGATTAGTAAATGGTGAACAGGAGGGTAGCTGGTATGAGCAAGAAAGATAATGGCGTTCTATATGTTAAATACAAAGATGATAAGGAAGCTAAAAATGGAAAAGGTATTGCTGTTCATCTGTTTCAAGATGTCACAAATTACGGTTTCCTAGCTGAAGGAATCAACCTTCTTAAAATTGAAATGAGTGATCACTACCGTGACGCTATTTATATTCCACTATCAAATGTTGCATTAATCGAATATTTTGAGTCAATGGAAAAGTTCAATCGATGTTATCCTCCTGGAACTGGATGCGGTTATTAGAAAGGTAAGAAAATGACTAAATTAAACCCAACAACAATGAAAACACAATACGACGGACAATACGACACGTTCTGTCGTAAAAATCACGACTATGGCAACTCATTTGAGGAGTCATTGGACCAATTCGGAATCATCGCTAGTTTGGTCCGTATGCAAGATAAGATGCTCCGCTTACAATCCCTCACGGACGAGTCTAAAACGCAGCAGGTGGGCTCTGAGAGCCTCCTAGACACCCTTGAGGACCTATCTAACTATGCTGCGATGACTGCGTGCTGGTTAAAAGGTGTACAGGCGGAAGATGATGTAAAATATGATGAACCATATCAAAAACGTATGCTTAACTCATTATATGGAGCGCATATATTCAGAACTCCAGGCGAAAATTGGAAAATGACCCAATGCGATAATGGGTTTAAACCATTAGGACCTGAAGTTACTCGTGAGAAACACGATGATTCAGATATTGTTGATATCTTTAAATATAGTGCACCAGATATGCAATTTTGGAGAAAACCAGGAACACCATTTACTCCATTAGGTCCTGAAATTATTCATGAGCCTCAACTAACAGATGAGGCGTACGATTTCCTTGAAGAACAAGTTACTCGTGCGGTTGAGTATATGGCTCATATACGAGCTCATGGTAGAGCCCCACAAAATAAAGATATTGGTGATTACGCCTATGATATTGCTCGCTATGCGCTAGAACAGTATCCTGATCCGTATCGAATTATACAACACATGGGTCAAATCCTTGCGATGCGTTCACTTAATCCGAATGATGCATTGTTATTCTGCAGTAGAGTGACAGACTATATTCGCAATATGAACACCAAAGAGAAAGGGTCTAACAAGGCAAAAGCCATGGATAAAGCTCGTTGGAATGTTATTGCGATTGGGGCACGTGGTGCTGGGAAAGGATTTGCAAAGACTAGGTCTCTTATGGAGGAATTAGGCGTTCCGAAAGAAACTATTAAAGAGATCTTTGAAGATCTGGAGGATGACGATGATGAGTAAATACACAGCGGTCAGTCTGATTGTGGATAAGGAATATGACAGATGGAATACTGAACATGGTCGTTTCATGATTTCAAACCTATATTTCAATGTTCGTTCTATCAAACAGGTAGGAGACTATATCGAAATTAAGCATGGAGGCACTTGGTGGCGTCCTAAGAAGGTTCTGATTAGTAAACATGCTGTGCTTGGTATTCGTTACTGGAAAGATCAAGAGACATTGAACAAAGAAATTCTTGGTGAAGATTATGCTAAGGGGACGGAGGAGTCTAATGAATAAATCTATTGTTATTGTGATCTGTCGATCTACTTTACAAGAAATCACTTACTATGATATCAAAGACATTGAAATTATATATGGTGACGTGCATGCGGAGGAGTTCATCGTAACAGAACAAAGTGGAGTGCGACATCATTATCCATCTCCAGAATATTTATACGAGTTGTACAAGCAAATCGATGAAAAACTAAATACTAAAATTCGAATTCCAGACGAAAAATCATCAATGTTTAGGAATTATAATCCAAAATTTGACTTAAGTAAGAGTGATGTACATGAGCAATGATGGATATACTGGAGAAATCAGACTAGGATCTACATCTCGTAAACAATATGATAAGAATGGAAATCCTATTCATTACGTTGAAACAGGTACCTGGAATGAACTTCTTAAACAACTAAAACTCTCAGAAGAAACGACTGAGAAAATTATTAAAGGAGAAAACTAAATGACAATTAATACAGAAACTGCTATTGCATGGATGAGTGCTCGTAAAGGGCAAGTAAGCTACAGTATGGAATACCGTGACGGTGAAGATAGCTATGACTGTTCATCCGCTATTTACTACGCTCTACGTTCAGGAGGAGCTTCATCTGCTGGTTGGGCCGTTAATACCGAATACGAACACCAATGGTTGATGGATAATGGATATACATTGATTGCTGAGAACACTCCGTGGGACGCTCAACGTGGGGATATCTTCATCTGGGGACGTCGTGGATATTCTAGTGGTGCTGGTGGACATACGGGTATCTTTATTGATGAGAACAACATCATCCACTGTAACTACCGCTTTGATGGAATCACTGTGAATGACCATGATGATATTTGGTTGTATGCAGGTCGTCCATATTACTATGTATACCGTTTGACCAATCCAGATGCTGTCGTGGAAGAAGTGAAGACTGGATGGAACAGTGACTCTAAAGGATATTGGTTCGTGTATGCGAATGGAAGTTATCCTACAAGCAAATTCGAATATATTGAAGAAAACAAATCTTGGTTCTACTTCGATGCAAATGGATATATGGTAGCTAACGACTGGGTCAAACATACTGATGGCAAGTGGTATTGGTTTGATAAAGATGGATACATGGCCACTAGCTGGAAGAAAATTGATGGTAAATGGTATTACTTCGACCGTAGTGGAGCGATGGTTACTGGCTGGGTTAAATACTACGATAACTGGTATTACTTGGAAGCTGCGAATGGCGATATGAAGTCAGACGCATTTATTCGTTACAACGATGGTTGGTATTTGTTGCTTCCTGATGGACGTCTTGAAGAGAAACCGGCATTTACTGTTGAACCGGATGGTAAGATTACAACGACTGTAGGTAAGGACGCAAAGGAGAAGCTTGCTAATGAGTAACACAGAAGTTGAGTTTAAAGTATTGGTGCCTGTCTACTCTAGAGAATATCAAGAACAGAAACGATTTACGATTGGTGAATTTCCAGAAATATTTCGACATGTTCGAAGAGTTACTATGACCGACAATTATGTAACTATCGTATATGGTCGTACGACTCAAACATTAGAGAAAGCAGTTATTCGTAAAGAGCATATTCTCTCGTATCATTATTACTTGAATGATAGGGAATTTGATGCTGCGATAAAAGGAAACAAGGAAGAATAATGAGTAAAAAGCCTATGGTATTGGACCATCATGATGCGGTATATCTTAAGAATTCGGACGATACAATCCGTGGATGGCATATAGATTTGGACCGAAATCCGGTTCTTATGGGGTTGTTTGGTACGGTTGGACAGGCCGTTATTCAAGGTTTTACCTATCAAATTCGGGTGGCAGAGCACGGATTTAAGGGTAAAAATGGGCATTATTTTGTTGAAATCCTCTGGTTAACGGACAAAAAGTAGGGTCGAAACGGGTGTTTTATGGGGTGAAATTGGCGAATTTGCTATGATATTTGAGGTAAATGTCGTTGATTTTGGTGAGAAATTACTAAAATATTGATGGAAATTGCCTGGATATTTTAGGAAAACTGCTGGTTTTGCCTCATTTTGCTGCCCGAAAAATCGGCTTCAACACATGAAAATTTTTTGTGCAGGTACTTAGAGTACTATAATATTTGAGGTAAATTGAGCGAAACTGCACGAAAAAACATGGGGAAAACTTAAAAAACCCGAAATCGCACAGGAAAATCTCCCATTTTCTATTGTTATTAGGGATGAGTTGAAAAGTGAACTGTATATAATAACAATAGGGAATCGAGGGCAAAAACTGTGTGCAGCACAAGGAGGTAGAATTTAGTGGATTTTTTAGATGTGTCTGTGAAAAAGTTCACTTCCAATAATCGAGCGCTCGATTATGAGGTTTCTCCTGACTTTATATTTGGCGACGCGAAAGACTTGGTAGTTAAAGGTTCCAAGTTTTACGCATATTGGAATGGAAGTTTCTGGGACACGAAACAGAAGAACCTATTTTATGATATTGACTCTTTGCTTTGGCGTAGAGCAAGAGAATTGGAAGATGGTCGTCCTGGGTTACGAATAGATGTAAAAGAGATTCGTAAAGCATCTGCTGGTAAATTTCGTTTATTTGCAGATTTCTGTAAAGCTTGTGAAGCAAGTGATATTTCTTTCAACCAGAAAGTTTTATTTGCTGATCACAAGATGCAGCGAAGGGATTACGCAACAACGCAATTGACGTATTCACCTCAAGAAGGAGAAGCAGTTGCGTTTAAGGAATTGATAGGGACATTATATCTTCCAAAAGAGCTAGACAAAATCCTCTGGTTTATGGGAGCGTTATTTACGAACAAGATGTACAAGATTGAGAAGTTCATGTATTTGTATGGTTCGAAAGGTAGCGGTAAGGGAACGGTCCTAAAGATATTCCGAATGCTGTTTGAAGATTATTGTGGAACGATTGATTTGAAATTGCTGACCAGTGCAGACCAATTTGCAACAGGACAAATTCAAGAGGTTCCATTATTGATTGACGAGGATACGGACATCAGTCATATTTATAACGATACTCCGTTATTGAAACTGACATCGCATGAAACCATATCTGTCAACAAGAAATTCAAAGAGCCTTATGATGTTAAATTTATTGGGTTGTTGATTACAGCCTCAAACCAACGATACAAAGTTCGTAACGTAGACTCGGGTATTACTCGAAGAGCTATTGTTGTGAACCCAAGTGGACAGAAGGTTAGTCATACAAGGTATAATCAACTGATGAGTCAGATTAAGTATGAGCTGCCTTACATTGCTCACATGGCAATTAGTCGGTTTGAAGAATTAGGATTTGATTATTATGACGATTATTTCGACGTGGACATGGCAGAACAGACTGACCATATCTTTGACTTCATCCGAAGCAATGCTATCCATATGCAAAACGGTATCACGCTGAAACAAATCAGTGAGTTATATCGTGAGTATCTGGAAGACATGGGATGGAAGACAGATGGATATAAAGCAACAATCAAACGAGAAGCACTTCGATATTTTGATACGATGCTGAAGGACAGTCATGTTGATGGCACCCGCGTCAATAATTATTTTAAAGGGTTTAGATGGAACATCGCATTTCCGGAGGGAGTCGTTGGCACAACGAAGGCTGATGATACGGTTGTTCCTGATAATTGGTTGGAGTTCGACCACCACAATGAGGTCTTTAATAAACTCGCAGCAGATTATCCAGCACAAGCAGCTTTGCGAAATGGCAACCCATCGGAGAAATGGGATAATGTCGTGACCAAGCTGTCGGATATTCAGACAAACAAATTACACTGGGTCAAGGTTCCGCTCAATCATGTTATTCTTGATTTTGATTTGAAGGATGAGAACGGTAAAAAGAATTTGGAGTTGAATAAAGAGGCAGCTTCTAAATTTCCACCGACTTATGCGGAGGTTTCGAAATCTGGACAAGGTATTCACCTGCATTATATTTATGATGGTAATGTGAATGAGTTAGATAATTTGGTCGAAAAGAATATTGAAATCAAAGTGTATCGAGGTAAGTCCTCTTTACGACGAATTGATAAAGCATCTAACAACCTCCAGCTATCTCATATTTCGTCGGGCTTACCGTTGAAGGAGAAGAAGGATAGAGAGATGTACGACCAGATCAAAGAAATCACATATACGGAAAAGACGCTCCGTAATTTTGTAAAGCGTCAACTAGGAATGATTGAAGGTAAAGAACCAAGTCATCCGAATACAAAACCAACAATTGATTTTATTGCACACGAAATTCAGAAAGCAGCCGACATGGGATTGGAGTATGATATTACTGACCTACGTCATGCTGTATTTATGAGAGCCATTCGCTCTACAAACAACAAGGATTACTGCCTTGCTGTATTCCAACAAATTCCATGGTCAACCATGAGAGACGATGAAGGGAAGACGGAAGCGAAGCTCACAAACTTCACAAAGATATATCCGAAAGAAGAATTGGTGTTCTTCGATATCGAGGTGTATCCGAATTTATTTGTTGTCGTCTGGAAGAAGTATCATGAAGATGAGTTTACTCGTTGGATTAACCCAACGCCAGATCAGATTGAATATTTGATGACATTCCCTCTGGTTGGATTTAACAATCGTCGATACGATAACCATATTCTGTATGCACGTTTACTCGGTGCAAACAACATGGAGTTATTTACTCAGTCACATCGCATCATTAACGAGAAGAATGCGAAGAGTGGAATGTATGCGGCAGCTTATGAATTGAGCTACACTGATATTTATGAGTACTCACAAAAGAAACAATCGTTGAAACGTTGGGAAGTTGATTTGGGTATCAAACACGTCGAGATGGAAATCCCTTGGGACAAACCAGTACCTGACGAATTGATTGATACAGTTGTTGAGTACTGCGTCAATGACGTAGATGCAACTGAGAAATTATTCGATGCAATATATGCGGACTATGTTGCTCGAGAAATCTTGGCCACAATCGCCAAAGGCTCAATGAATGCAACGAACAACCAACTCACTGCCAAGTTTATATTCGGTGATGACCCTCGTCCACAAGACAAGTTTAATTATGTGAAGCTCGCAAGTATATTCCCTGGTTATGAATACAAGTTCGGTAAATCGACTTACCGTGGATTCGAAACTGGTGAAGGTGGATTTGTATATGCTGAGCCTGGAGTATATTCTGATGTTGCTTTGCTCGATGTTGAGTCTATGCATCCAAACTCACTGGTTAACATGAACTATTTCGGACCGTATACTCAAAGGTATGCTGACTTATTGAAAGTCCGTGTTTTATTGAAACATAATAAGATTGATGAAGTCAAACAAATGTTCGATGGTGTCTTGGCTCCGTTCCTTGACAACCCTGAATATTTGAAACCATTGGTTACTGCATTGAAGATTGTTATTAACTCTGTTTACGGAATGACCTCTGCTAAGTTTGATAATAAATTCAAACACCCAGACAATGTGGATAATATCGTTGCTAAACGTGGCGCGTTATTTATGGTCGACTTGAAATTCGCAATCGAAGAACAAGGATACAAAGTCTGTCATATTAAGACGGACTCTGTTAAAGTTCCAAATGCCGATGAGAAGATTATTCAATTCGTTCATGACTTCGGTAAACAAGAAAAGTATAATTACAAATTTGAGCATGAGCATACATACAAACGAATGGCGTTAATCAACAATGCGGTTTATATTGCGCAGCTCGAAGATGACAGCTGGTCTCCTGTTGGAGCAGAGTATGCAAATACATATTTGCTTAAACGGGTTTGGACCAAAGAAGAATTAGTAGATAGAGATTTCTTTATCACTAAACAATCCAAAGGCCATATTTATCTTGGTGATGAGTTTGTTGGTAAGGTCGGTTCTATTTATGCATCCAAGTCTGGAGCAGAATGTATGTGGACCGAAGATGATGAGAACTTCAAATCTGTCACTGGAACAAAAGGATATTTGTTTAAACAGACAGATCAGTTTGATATCGAGGACGTCGACTTCGCTTACTATGATAAAGTAGCAATCGATGGATTGAAAAAAATAATGAAGGTTGGAGATATTACGAAGATTGTAGATGATATGCCTAAAGATTATATTGACGCTCTTGAATTACAAGAGGCATATTCTCCAACAGCTATCAGTATTAATCACGGAACTCTGAAAATTAAGACGCCAGAGTCCGCATAATCTCATGTTAGAAAACCTCACGCAGGAATTCCATGGCACATAATAGAGAGGAAGAACAAAATTCTTGAAATTTTGCGCCTCTCTTTATTTTTTGTGGAAAGTCAGACACACGTCAGAATAGAAAGGACAACACTATGACACAGATCACACAAATTTCAAACTCGCAACTCATCCTTGAGGATGTTCAATTCGTATTTGCTCGTAACTTCTCTGGACGACCAGAAGGAAAGTATAACCGAGCAGGCGACCGTTATTTTAACGTCGCTGTAAATCCGGACAATGTAGAATTGCTTCAACAGTATGGTATCAACGTGAAACTATATGAACCAAAAGCATCGACACCAGAACAAGAATTGAAAATGCAAGAAAACCCAGATATGTACACACCAACATATTTCTTCAAAGTCCGTGTTTACACACAATTCAGTATGCCATCAGTCGCAATCATTTATGATGACGGTGCTCTTGGAACTGACGACCTTGTGGAATCTCATGAACGTACATATTTGACAAACGAAGACCAACTTGGTATGTTGGATGATATGGAAATCGCAGCTTGTGATATGACGATTGCTCGTCGTGACCCAAGCCCAGATGGACAATATGCTCGTCTTAACCTTAAGAACGCATATGTGCACGTGGTAGACAATCCACTACGTCGTAAATATGGTTTCTAATAACGGTTACGAGATAGAACTTTATGATTACCAACGTAAAGCCATAAATAGATTACACAATGGATCCGTATTATGCGGTAAGGTCGGTTCGGGCAAATCCCTTACTGGCCTTTTTTATTACTTAGAGAATCATAGAGACTTGCCTCTGTATATTATCACAGTAGCTAAAAAGCGAAATGATAAAGAATGGCACCGAGACTTAGAGATGCTCGGTATTGAAGGTGTTGTCGATTCATGGAATAATATTACAAAGTATCTTGATGTTAAAGACGCTTTCTTTTTATTTGATGAACAACGAGCAATTGGTTATGGTTCATGGGGCACATCTTTTATTAAGATTGCTCGAAGAAATAAATGGATTATGCTAACTGCAACACCGGGCGATGTGTGGATGGATTGGATGTGTATATTCTTAGCGAACAACTTCTACCGAAACAAAACTGATTTCGTTGATAGACACGTCGAGTACAATCCATATTCTAAGTTCCCTCAGATCAAACGATATCATGAGACAGATCGTCTTGAACGATTGAGACAACATATTGCTGTCCCTATGCAAGACTTCAGAACTACTAGAACACACAGACAATATATTAATGCTTCATTCGATAAGGATTTGTATAAACAAGTGACTGATACTCGGTTCAATCCATTTACGGAAGAACCTATCATGAACGCTTCTGAATTTACACAAGTCTTACGTCGTATTGTCAATACAAGCGACCGTCGACGCGAGAATGTTAAACAACAAATCATGACTCGTGATAGAATCATTATATTTTACAACTACACCTATGAACTTGATATTCTCAAAGAGATTTGTCAAGAATTAAATAGGGCATTTTATCAGTGGAACGGTCAAAAGCACGAAACAATTCCAGATGCTGAAACGTGGGTATATTTAGTGCAATACACCGCAGGCGCCGAGGGATGGAACTGTATTACGACAGATACAATCTTATTTTATTCATTGAACTACTCCTACCGAATCATGGAACAATCCGAAGGTCGCATAAACCGAGTGAATACCTCCTTTAAAGATCTGTATTACATATATTTGAAGTCCCCGGCATCCATTGATGATGCTATCGCTAGATCTATATCTAGCAAAAAGAAATTTAACGAAAGGAATTGGGTAGAACAAACATGTCCAAACTTGAGAGAGATTTTCAACGAACATTGATTCGGGATATTTATGGACGTTTTCCTGATGCAATCGTTAAAAAGAATGACTCCGGTCATATTCAAGGTATCCCTGATTTGTCTGTAGACATTGGGGCATATTCTTACCACTTGGAAGTTAAGAGAAGTGCGAATGCACCATATCGACCAAACCAAGAATTTTATTTGGAAAAGTATAACAAAGCTGGTGGATGGGCTAGAACCATATATCCTGAGAACAAGGAGTTAGTATTAGATGAAATGGAACAGACACATCGAGTACGAAGGTAAGCATTCGTTTCTTAGCGCTAGCCAATGTCATTGGTTACACTACACACCAGAGAAATTGGTAGAGCGATTTGAGAATGAAAAAGCTAAGCAAAGAGGTACTGAGTTACACGAATTTGCAAGTCACGCGATTAATCATAGAATTCGCTTATTGCCAGGACACACACATCCTGCAGTCGCGAATTTTGTTAATGACGCAATCGGCTATCATATGGATAGTGAAGTATTGTTATTTTACAGTCCGTATGCTTTTGGTACAGCTGATGCTATTCGTTATGACCCTCCTAAGAAAGATAATCCAAGAGGATTTCTGAGGATTCATGATTTAAAAACTGGCGTCACTAAACCAAAGATGGAACAGCTCCTCGTATACGCAGCATATTTCTGTTTAGAGTACGGTGTCAAACCTGAGAAGACTGACTTTGAGTTACGTATTTATCAAGGGGAGAACATTGAGACTTATATTCCTGATGCAGAAGATGTATACGACGCATATCATACTATTCAAGAATTTTCAGGTATTCTTGAGAACAAACCTAAATAGAAAGGACCATATTTGTAATGGATTTACAAGAAGCTTATGAGGATATTCTCTTACACCGAGGAACTCCTCACCAAGGTAATGTTCCACATAGTGGACGATATTCGTGGGGTTCTGGTGAGAATGCATATCAACGGGCTACTTCATGGTCCGATAAGGTTGCAAAATATCGGAAGGATGGTTTAAGCGATACTCAAATTTCAATGAAACTTGGTATTACAACCACTGAATTCCGTTCTCGTAATAATATTGCTAAACAAGAAATTCGTTTACACAATATTTCCAGAATTCAAGAGCTAGCAGATCAGGGATTAGGTTCTATTGAGATATCTCGTAGAACTGGTATTCCTGAATCTACAGTTCGTATGAACATGGATGCTTCTGTCAAACAGAAAGTCAATCGTATGGAACAAGTTAAATCTGATCTGAAAGATTTAATTAAAGAGAATCCATATTTGGACGTAGGTTTGGGAGCAGCACAACAACTCGGAATCAATGAGAACATGCTTAAACGTGCAGTTCAACAATTGGAATCCGATGGATATCACATGCATAAAGTTTATGTTAAGAATGCTACCAATGATGATCACTGGGTTGAGATGAAGGTCTTGACTAAAGAATCAAATCCTGATATTGTTCGTGAACATAAGCATGAAATCAAACCTCCAAATATTTATAAGACTGAAGATGGTCATACTAAATTAGGTTTGAAACCAATTGAACATATTGATTGGAAGCGTGTTGATATTCGCTATGCCGAACAAGGTGGTACCGATAAAGATGGTGTTATGGAAATTCGTCCAGGAGCAAAAGGTCTAGACTTAGATGGCTCTCGCTATGCCCAAGTTCGTATTGGTGTAGGTGGAACACATTATCTTAAAGGTATGGCAGTTTATGGTGACCCTAAAGACTTCCCTAAAGGAGTCGACATCATATTCAACACCAACAAACATCAAGGAACTACCAAACAAGATGTTCTCAAGAAACTTAAAGATGATCCTGATAATCCATTTGGTGCACAAATCAAACCGAATGGACAGAAAGGAGCTATCAATAAAGTTAATGAGGAAGGTGACTGGGGAACTTGGTCTAAGACTTTATCTTCTCAGTTTGTTTCCAAACAACCACCAGCTCTTGTTAAGGGAAGAATCCAAGCCACTTATGATAAACTACAAAAAGAGTTTAATGAAATTAATAATCTCACAAACCCTGTAGTTAAACGAGTAATGATGCAAGACTTTGCTGATGGACTTACAACCAAACGTCATAATTTGAAACTTGTTGGTTTCGATAGAATGAAAGGTCAAGTCTTATTACCTTTATCTGGTATTAAAGCAAATGAAATCTATGCTCCAAACTTTAAGAATGGTGAGAAGGTTGTTCTTGTTCGTTATCCTCATGGTGGTATTTTCGAATTACCAGAATTAACTGTTAATAATAAACTTGGTAATGGTGCAGCTAAATTTATGAAGGGTGCAAAAGATGCAGTCGGTATTGATTCATCTGTTGCAAGTAAATTATCTGGTGCCGACTTTGATGGGGACACAGTTATGGTTATTCCTAATAATAAAAACGGAATTAAAACTAGTCGCTCATTAAAAGAATTAAAGAACTTTGATACAAAAGAATATTGGTCTCCTAATGAAAAGTTATTACCTCGTGATTCAAAAGGTAACTGGACAGTAAAACAAAAGACAATGGGCGAAGTCTCGAACCTTATTACTGACATGACTTTAAAAGGAGCTACTCAATCTGAAATTGCTAGAGCCGTTCGACATTCAATGGTTGTTATTGATGCAGAGAAACATAATTTAGATGTTGCTCGTTCAGAAAGAGAACATAATATTAAAGATCTTAAGAAAAAATATCAAGAACATTATGATGTTATTTCTGGAAATATAAAAAGCGGTGCTTCAACTCTTATTTCTAGATCGAAGACAGAACACCGTACCCTAGAAACCTGGTATAAGGACAGGTCTCCTGAGGAACTAGCTGCCAATCCTAGATTAAAGCCTACTATTAAGAAGACTAAAACTATCTCTACAGATCATGTTGTAGAACTAGTTAAGGATGCTAAGAAACTAGGTTCTGGTACCCCTATTGAAAACATGTATGGTGACTATATCAATGCCCTTGGTAAGATGCGTGACAAGGCGAACACTGTTGTACAGACATCGCCTAATCTAGTCGTTAACAAAGAGGCTAAAGTCAAGTACAAGACACAAGTTGAGTCTCTACAACACAAGCTAAACCTAGCTTTAGCTAACTCTCCTAGAGAAAGACAAGCACAACTAATAGCTAACAAAGTGATTGCTGAAAAGAGAGATCCTGACATGCAGAAGGACCAACTCAAGAAGCTTAAACAACAGGCTATTGCAGCAGCCCGTCTTAAGACTGGTGCTGATGGCGCTAAGACTAGGATCCAGATAGAGAACGATGAGTGGGAAGCTATACAGTCTGGTGCTGTTAGTACCAAGATGCTTACTGATGTACTACGCTTTGCAGACAGTGATAGAGTTAAACAACTGGCTACTCCTAAACAAGAGACTGCTATGTCCCTAGCTAATGCGTCTAGAGCTAGGTCTATGCTTAAGAAGGGACACACCTATGCTGAAGTAGCTGAGGCTCTTGGTGTTGGTGTCTCTACTATACAGAACCTAGTCTAGTAGGAAGGAGTGGCAAGGTATGGAAGACTATCAAGCACAGACAACTGTTGTTGATGTACTGTTAACAACATTCGACAATCCTTACAACCCTTTCGATGACTACGACAAGTGGTGGCAATGGGACAAGGACAATGACTACAACACTCCTGAACTCTTAGCTCGTGTCATGGGTGACACTAGTGATGTCATGGATGCTGTTGAACTCGCACAGATTCAAGCAACTGCGATGAACTGGATCATAGATGATGGTCCAATCTCAGACGTTTGGACTGTATGCAAACCAAACACGAAGACTCCAATCCGTCTACCTACAAATGATGGTGAAGAATAATATGTTTAATTTAAAAATAAAAATTAGACACCCATAGGGGGAGGGTCGCAAAAAATTCCGACCCCCTTGCAT